AGCAGGGGCGACATTCCCCTTCCCAATCTACGCCAAATGGGCAGACACTTATAAGAAAGAGACTGGCAACAGCCTCAACTACCAGAGCATCGGAAGCGGTGCAGGCATTAAGCAGATCCTAGCCAAGACAGTCACGTTTGGTGCTAGCGACATGCCATTAGATCAGAAAGAACTGGACAAGAACGGACTCATACAGTTTCCAACAGTAATCGGCGGCAATGTAGTAGTCGTTAACCTAGACGGTGTAAGTGCTGGTGAACTAGAACTAGACGGTGCTACTATTGCTGATATCTATTTAGGTAAGATTACTAAATGGAATGACGCTCGCATCGCTAAACAGAATCCAAAAGTTAAACTACCGGACACGGGCATTACGGTCGTTCGCCGCAGCGACGGATCAGGTACTACCTATGTGTTTACTAAGTTTCTAAGCGAAGTAAGTGCCGAATGGGCAAAGAACATCGGCAGTGGCACAGCAGTCGAATGGCCTATAGGCGTTGGTGCTAAAGGCAACGACGGTGTGGCTGGTAATGTTAAGATGACAAAGAATAGCATCGGCTATGTCGAATATGCTTATGCTAAACAGAACGGATTAGCACATACTACTATTGGTGGCAAGCAACCAGGTAAGGTGAGTTTCCAAGATAGCAGTTGGCCGATCACTGCTCCAACTTACATCATAATGTATGTTAAGCCTGTAGACCCAGCAGCAAGTAAAGCAGCATTGGACTTCTTCGAATGGGCATACACTAAAGGCGATGCTATGGCAGATGAACTTGACTATGTTCCATTGTCCCAGAAGGTAAAGGATGATGTTAAAAATAGTTGGAAATTTATCAAATAAATTGCTATTTGTCATCATAGTGTCATCGTACAGAACTTAAATAATTGTGGCAACTAGGTTGCCACTCTTTTTATGGAGGCTGTCAAAATGGTAATGGATAACAACGAGAACGAAAAAGACGAGTCATTCTTTGATAAAATCATTGATTCTGTGGAAGAAATTTACGATGATCTCGTAAATAGTGACGAAGAAGTAATCGAAGAAGATTCTGAAGAAGAAGATCTCGAGGACGAAGATGAATCAGAAGAAGAAGATTCAGACGAAGTCCTAGAAGATATGGAAGAAGAATTCGAAGACGACGAAATTGAAGAAGATTCAGTAGATGTCGTACACGAAGAAGAATCAGAAGACGATCATCACTAATCATAAAAAGAACTAAAGAGAGCGATCAATTCGCTCTCTCCTTATGAACACGGTAAATACACGAGATGACAACAAACTATCGTTCAATCTTTATCAGCGATGTACACCTCGGCACTAAGAGTTGCCAAGCCGACAAACTACTAGAATTTTTAAGAGATACAGAAAGCGAACACCTATACCTAGTAGGTGATATAGTAGACTGCTGGTACATGACTAAGAACTTATATTGGCCACAGAGCCACAATGATGTGATACAGAAGATATTACGTAAAGGACGCAAAGGGACTGAGATAGTCTATATACCTGGCAACCACGATGAGATAATGCGTAACTTCACAGATCAATTCTTCGGTAATATAATACTAGTTGATCAATATACATACATAGATTCCAAAGGTAATCCTATATTAGTCATACATGGCGATCAGTTCGATGTAGTGATACGCAAAGCCAAATGGCTAGCACACCTCGGCAGTGGGGCGTACGATCTAGCGATCAGTGCTAACGGCATAGTTAATTGGTTCCGTAGACTATTACGTAGACCCTATTGGAGTCTCAGTGCTTGGGCTAAACAGCGTGTTAAATCCGCAGTTAACTTTATAGGCGAATACGAAACTACCCTAGCGAATTATGCTCGTACACAGGAAGTCGATGGTATAATCTGTGGACATATACACAGTGCCAACATAACCAATTTCAATGGTATCGCCTATATGAACTGTGGCGATTGGGTCGAGAGTTGTACGGCTCTAGTGGAAACACTAGAAGGCGAATGGCGTATCATACGTTGGGCGGAGACGGAAAGCAATGTGGCTGCTGGTCCTGTTAGCGATAAAGATCAATGATCCGCAAGACATACCAGGTAGAGTTACACTAGAATTTCCTACCGAAGAAGCCTGTAAGACATCATTGAAGACTATGACCTATTGGTTAAAATTTGATAGTTTCAAAGTAATTGGAAAGTGTGAAAAGCGATGAAAATTAGTCTTGTAACAGATACTTGGCTACCTAGCATAAATGGCGTAGTCACTACACTAACAAACACAGTAGATATATTGAGATCCCGGGGACATACTGTACAGGTTATCGAACCAAGTCAGTTTAGGACCATTGGAGCACCAGGATACAAAGAAGTGCGACTCAGTTGGGACATATGGCGTGTAGGCAAGATGATAGAACAGTTCCAACCTGATGCTATACATATCGCCACAGAAGGCCCACTTGGATTAGCAGCACGTTGGTATTGTAAAGTAGATAAACGCAGCATACCACATAACACTTCCTATCACACTAAGTTCCCAGAATATCTATATCAACACTATAATATTCCATTAACCGTGGGCTATTGGGCCATGCGTTTATTCCATAAGTTCAGCACTCGTGTGTTAGTCACTAATCAAGATATGGCAGATGATCTAACTGAAAGAGGTTTCAAAAACTTAGCAGTATGGAACAGGGGAGTAGACAGAGAACTGTTTAATCCCGATAAGCGTAAGCGTTTAAGTTATCAAGGTCCTATCATACTCTGTGTTAGCCGAGCGAGCAAAGAAAAAGGACTAGAGGACTTCTGCGAACTAAAGGTACGCGGTACTAAGATACTTGTCGGTGATGGACCGATGCTTACGGAACTTAAGAGTCGTTATCCTAACGTGATATATATCGGATTCAAACAGGGAGAAGAGTTGGCCAACTTCTATGCGGCTGCTGATGTATTCGTGTTTCCCAGCAAGACAGATACGTTCGGCGTAGTCATGTTAGAAGCCATAGCCAGTGGCACTCCAGTAGCAGCGTATCCAGTGACTGGCCCACGTGATGTCGTTGTCAATGGTGTTAATGGATTCACGAATGACGATCTTGCCTATGCTACAGAACAGGCATTGCTCTGTGATAGAAACAAAGTACGAGAAGATAGCAAACGCTATGACTGGGCTGAATGTACTCAAACGTTCCTAAACAACCTAACAGAAATTAGCCATTGACATATAGCCTATAGATCGTATAATACACTATAGGAGAGAATCATGCCAAAGTTATATATGTTGATCGGTGTTCCAGCGAGCGGTAAGAGCACCTGGCGAGCACAATACGAAGGTACTGCTGCCGTTATTAGCACAGATGATATCATCGAGCAGACCGCAGCAGCATCGGGTCGTACCTACAATGATGCTTTCAAAGAGAACATCAAATTCGCTACAGATATGGCCAACACTAGAGCAAAGCATGCCTTCGCGACAGATGAAGATGTGATCTGGGATCAGACTAATCTAACTCCAAAGAGCCGTAAGTCTAAACTGGATATGGTGCCTGATCACTATGAGCGTATCGCTGTGGTGTTTCCTACACCAGATGAAGCAGAATGGCAGCGTCGATTAGATCGTCCTGGCAAGAGCATCCCACAGCATATCCTTATGGGGATGCGTGACAGCATGAAACTGCCAACTGAAGAAGAAGGCTTCCACGAGATCATAACCGCTTGACAATAGTTAGATCTCTGTTATAATAACATAATAAACAGGAGAGTGCTATGGACTATGAATTTCCACGAATAGAGTGCTTGGCTGATGTGCTGCCTGCTATCGAGGGCCGTGACGAGTTCATCGTGGCTAATCGCGAGTGGGGTACTGTGGTCAACTACATGGTATCTATGGCAGACACTTTCCCTGAAGTTCGTACTACAGGCGGAAGTGCTAAGATGCGTGAAGAAGCAGATCGTATCAAAGCAATCCGTCGCGAGTGCCGTGGCTTACTGTTCTATCCTGACGGACGCATCATGAGCCGTCGTTTACACAAGTTCTTCAACGTCAACGAGCGTGACGAGACTCTTGCTCACAAGATCGACTTGGGGCAACCTCATGTGATCTTGGAGAAGTTAGACGGCAGCATGATCACTCCTGTGTTTACTGCGGCTGGTATCCGTTGGGGAACCAAGATGGGTATCACTGAGGTATCCATGCAGGCTGAGGAGTTTGTTGCTCATCATCCTAACTATGCAGAGTTTGCTGAGGTAATAATGGAGCAGGGATTTACTCCTATCTTCGAGTGGTGTAGCCGTAAGCAGCGTATTGTGATCGACTATCCTGAAGATCGACTGGTATTGATTGCAATTCGCAATAATGTTACTGGAGAATACGTTCCATATTTTAGTGCTTACCAGGACCTTGCTGGGTTTTCTGTTAATTATAACATAGATCTTGTAAAGATTTATGCTGGCACTACTGAGAACATGGAGCACTTGATCGCTGAGACTCGTGCTATGGCTGATGCTGAAGGTTGGATCATCCGCTTCGACGACGGGCATATGCTCAAGATCAAGGGTGATTGGTATGTTCGTATCCACAAGACCAAGGACAACCTGCTGTGGGAGAAGAACTTGATCGAACTGATGATCAACGAGAAGTTGGATGACACTAAGCCCTACATGCTGGATGAAGATCTGCGTCGTGTAGAAGCATTTGAAACTGACTTCTGGAAGGGCATCAACGGCATAGTCAACTGGTATGAGGAATACTTCCAGACTGTGTTAGCAACTGGTGCAGATCGCAAGCAGTTTGCTCAAAGCATGATGCCTTCTATCCCAAAGGGTTCGTTCTTACCTCAGTTCGTTTTCGGACGTTTTGACGGCAAAGACGGTCGTGAGTTGATCATCAACCACATCAAGAAGAACTGCGGTACACAGACTAAGGTGGACTCAGTCCGTGAGATGTGGGGCGGTGCTAAGTGGAACTACAGTTTTGAAAGAGATAGTTAAACTGCGGAGAAACTAGTAAGTAGTGGTTGTGCTGTTAAAGCACTATCTATCCTTCTATTACTAGATGGTGCAAATGATATACCACTGTAATAGAGAGTGGATCCACTGATTCCGTGTACCGCACGAGAATTCTGTGTACCGCCCTGTACGTTAAAATAACAATTAGATACTAGAGCGGTTGATGTGTTGTTGTGTAGCCATATACCATAACTGTCACCGCCACCTAGATTCTGAATTAAGCAATTAAACAGGCTCAATGATCCTGTACCATATGCTTCTACACAAACTTCACCACTGGCTTCTAATAGGCTGTAATGGAATGTTAGGCTAGCGCCAGAGCCGACCGCAGCAACCTGTTCGGCACCTGTAGTTGAAGTATCGACTTCCCAGAACTCTGCTTGTCCGTGTAAAACCTCTATACAGTAAACATCACCCGAACCGATGTGTGTTATCTTGATACTATTACCATGTACTAGATTAAACTTTGGATCACCCGAACTGTTATCCATTAATAGTCCAGTACCGCTAGTACCACTAGCATATAGTCCTACATCCTGTAGATATAGTTGCTGTTCAACATCTCCGGTAAAATGTATACCAACACCGTTAAGGGGTGCTACGACGGTTATACCCTGTATACTGAAATGGTTATCATCAAACCCTTGTTCGTATGTTGAAGCATCAACGGTGACTGTGCCTGTTAGGTAGATAGGAGCATGTATACTACTACCGTCGCCTACTAGGAATACATGTCCACGGGTTAATGTTATACTTTCAGTTATTGAACCCTGTAGTACGATAAACACGGGTGTGAATAGATTAGGCTGTATAGTTGAACTGTTTATTAGACTATTTGCGAGACTCAATGCTGCGGCTATAGTTCTAAAAGGTTTGATAACACTACCTGTTGCGGTATAGTCGCCGGGCATGAATGGGTTAACATAGATGCGATAGTTAACAGCAGGAACATCAGCACTTGGACCACTTGGACCAGTTGGTCCTAGTACTCCAGGACTAGCATCTGCCCAGGTGCTATCGTAATAAACATAAGTTCTACCGCTGACTTCATCATACCATAGATCACCTGTTTTAACAGCAGGACCAGTTGGGCCAACATCTGTTACCGCCATCCTGGGGGTTGATGTTGTTAAATTACCAACATTGGTATATACTTCTGCGAAATTCTGGTTAGTTTTATCAAAAGCTGTACGGATACTTTCGCCGTCACCCGCTAATTCACCGCTACCAATATTAATGTTCTGTCGTGTCATGATTATATTTATCTGCTTGACAGATCTAGACCGTATGTGCTAAGTTAATAAAATGAGCAACAGATTACTCACAACCAAACGTATCCGTAGCATCGTTAAGACTGCTTCGAAGAGGCACGACATAGAGATTAAAACTAGTAAAACACGTGAATATAGTCCTTACAGCCAAGCAGTGTGGAATTATGGTAAGGATGTGCGTAGGATTGAATACTTTGTTGGTGCTCATGATCGCAAAAATATTAACGA